GTAAGAACACTCGGAAAGTTTTAGTACGCGCTATTAATTTAGCTCGATTATATTTTATTTAAATTTATTAAACCCCCCCCCTTTAATTATGGAACCGATTGTACTCAAGACATCTAGTATTGACTGCAAGTCGAATGTTGCACTTATACATGGCAATTATTTACTGCGTAAAGCGGAAAATAATTTGCATAATGCTTATAAGGTACCATATGCACTCAACGATGAAGAAATTGTTAAGTTGCAATCGATGTTCCTACATAGGCAGGTTGTTGTCAATAATTTAGCTCGGCTAAAGTTTGTTGATCACCCTATACCTGCCGCACTCAATGAGTATGCTTATATTTGGTTTGCTGAACATCTACAGCAATCACAGTTACATGGTATTGTAACCATTGAGATGGGTGGCGACCCGAGACGCAACTTGGCAGTTGCACACAATTGCTATTTAATGGACCAAAGATCTATCGTCCGTTATACCTCTAATACATCACATGCCACAACACAGCATGCAGCCGACGTTTATTCGCGCTGTATTGGAAAAACTCGTTCAACAATCTGTTCAAAAGGTTGTCAAGAATGTTCTTTCCCTTGCGATGAAGTTGTTTCTATCAATAGCATATATGATGTTTCTTTTGAGGATATTGCCAAGATATTTTATAAACATAAATGTACCAAGATGATCGTGTGGATGTATCTGCCACCATCAATTTTAAATACGACTTTACAATGCATCGATGATGACATATACACTATTAATTTTATTAAGAATGGTGAGCATGTTATTTTTGCACTTAAAGATTATTCGTTTACATACGATCATACTCTGAAAGAATGGAGTAAATGGTACAAATATACAAAAATCTCCACGCCTGACTTTGATATTGCAATAGAAATCAAGGCTAGCTTTGGAACTTTCCACCAAATACAATTAACGAGAACTATAAAATCGTTCAGCCCTATATACCGCATGCCACCATACGGTGTTCTGGCCAGCAAATATGTCAAATTACCCGATATACTGTACTTCATTAAGAGAGGTATGGTTGATGAAATGCGGGATATGCCAAAAGTTGTTGTGCCTAAGCACATTGTGATGAAAATGCGCAATTATATGAGCAGACAAGTTGACGTCGTTAAAGTTGGAGAGGATGGTCCTGATTATAAGAAACCAAAGAGCGGTGTTAACTGGACCAGTTATATAACCGTTCTTCAAGGCACAATTAATACTATACGTATTGGCACAGATATCGTTGTCGAGGGATGGAAAGTCACCATTAAACAATTTGAGCGCATAGCTCTTATTATGTTCATCCAAGGCGCAATACAAAGACATCTTCGAACCAACACAATCTCACTAGCATTTGCTGAGATGAAATCTACTCGTGGTTGGTGGGATGATATGTGTCATAATTTCAAATTAATTTTTAACACTATTGATGTTGTTGTTGATGATTTATCACATGAGAAATTGGATTTCTCACGCATGTATGATATTCATAAACCACGTACAAATCAAAAGATTGATCAAACTTTACACGCAGATATTATACGCGACCGCATGTTGCGTTTGGACGTTGTGGAGGAATTCGATGATGATTTAGTAAGTGCTTGTTATCAAACAGAATATAGTGAATTTGCACCATTGCGTGGTATCGCAACAGTCCCGTTAATTCGTTTTCCAATTACATCTGTTGGATGTGACGAAGATAATGTTTCAAACACCGGAGTCCCCATGTATTCGACACGTGGTAGACAAGGTATAGTTGGTCGCCGTTTAAGCGCACTGAAACATTTGACTCATGATCAAATGATCGCACATAATATTAAGCGAGCAAAACACATGAAGCACAAACGAAACGGTGAAGATGATACTGATGACGATGATCTCGAAAGCGGTCCTGAATGGGAAAATGAAAATCACGTCCCTAATAATTTATCACCAGATGTGAAGATCAATCATGCAGAAGAAACCGCAAATGCAGAGGAAAATGAAGAAGGCTTTGATGCACCACAGGCTGAGGAAATTCAGCTGGCAAAGATGGTTGTTAAAAATGAACGCATTCAGGAACTTACTATTCAGCCGCATATTACTGCTACACAAGACATTTTAGTTGCAGATATTATAAATCGTCCTACTGAACCAATTTTGGTCGTTGACGATGTTGTACATCGAATTTCTAAACCAACAATTCAACCCGTTGGTGTTGCAACCCCTTTTAAACAAGCCGAGAATTTAATTCCTAAACTTATGTCAATCAAAATTGATCCTGAAGCCATACCGGATAATATTATTGCTCATTTCGAAAAGATGCCATCTAAAGATGTCACAGAAAAACAGAAAACCAGAGATTACATTGTTGATAATGCAGTTAAAAATATGTTTTATGATGATGATTATGATGATGGCGGGTTCCTACCACCGCGAATTAACAACCGTGTTAACATTAAATTCATATATGGTGATCTCTTTGAGGCTAAACGTGCTCTGGGTATTTCAACCACCGCGCATTGTGTTGCAACTGATGGCAAATGGTCTGCTGGTATTGTTGTGCAGATGGCTAAACACTTTGGAGAATATAAACATTTTCGCTCTATAAAGGTAAGACTTGGTGGTTGTGATGTTGTTCAGACCAACGACACAGACTGCTATTGGCTCTTCACCAAAGATCAAACTAGTGGTAAACCAACTCTGCATAGTTTAAAATCTAGTATACAGATGATGCTTGTTCGAATGCGCAGTAAGAAACTAATCATACCAATGTTGGGTTGTGGTATTGATGGTATTTCCCCTTTTGATTTTATTAAGATACTTGTTGAAGAATGTTCGCATACTGATATTCAACCATATGTTGTTATGCAACGTACAGAGTTTGAGATCATTGAAGCTGCACAATCGATTTGTTTTCTTGATGTCAGAAGAAAGAGGAA